TCATAATCTTGATGTATTTCGTTTCACTTCAGCGATGTCTGCTTTAATATCTTTTAGATATTTAGCCGAATATCCTGTATTTTCACGTATTTCTTGTAATTCCAAATATGAGTTGGCCAATATGGTTCTTGTTTCATCGGCTATATTATAAATTCCAACAGCTTGTGCTGTTAATGCACTTATATTACCTCTCAATTCTGTAATAGCAACTGTCTGTTGTTGTTCTGATGTCTCAATACGCAAATTCGATTCATATAAAGCAGTGAACCTGCCATTTAATTCATCGGCAGCATTTTGAGACATTGTTTCAAATCCTTTTGAAGATGCAGACTGTTGTTCTTCGCTTCCTCCCTTGTATCCGGTTATATCTGCTATGCTGTCACGCATTGATAGTGCCTCATCTACCATATCTTCCCATCTATCCTTCAATTCGTTCATTTGGTCATCTGTAAGGTTTCCATTTTGCCCACTCATCATTTGCGCCCAGTCGTCATACCATTTTTTCAAGTCTTCATCAAATACGTCTCCAAGCTGGTAGTTCAGCAAAGACTTCATCATGTATTCTCCAAAGTCGTCAGCAAAGTCTTGTGCATCTGCATCCATATCAAGCAGTGTGTTCATAAAACTGTCTCTCAGGCTGTCAAATGACACTTGCGTGAGATTTTCATTTATTTGTTCGGTCAGATTTTCTAGCTGGCCGGCAAGATCTGCATAGTTTTCCCAATATTCAGACTTGTCATATTTGCCGATGTCGGTTATTTCATTCCATATTTCACGATTGTAGTCTCGTATATATGCCATCTGTTCTGGCGTCAGTTTGAACATGTCCTCATATGAATTAACAGAACTGATACTGTAGTTTGCGTTAGGGTTTGTTTTTAACCATTCGATAAGGCTTTTATTTATGCTGTCATATATTCGAGAACTTGTGGCCGCATTACCATCTATCGCCTCACCCCAATAGTATGCGTTTGAATGGTGTGCTCCAGTGTAAGACATTTGCGCTTTCAGTATTTCAAGAGTTTGACGATTCAGTTGCTCTTGTGCATCTTTTGCTTGTTCGTAGTTTTTTATGGCTTCACCTCCTGCGCTTTCGTCCATTTTGTCTTTTAGACGGTCTATGCTATCACGAAGTCTGTCATTGCTGTCAGTTAATTTCTCTGTAAGTTCTGTAACATATTCAACGTTTCCTTTACCTATTCCCAGGCCTAAGATATTGTTGAATCCGCTTAGTATTCCCTTGACGGCACCTATACCATTAGATAATGCTCCGACAAAATTGCCGCTCATAGCATCTTTAATGAAGTTTGATGCAGACTGAGAAGCATCAGCCAAATCGCTTATACCTTTGCCAAAATCACTACTCATATCAACACCCAATTGACTGAATAGGTCGGGGAGTGATTGAATGTTTGAATTAATTAGTGACATTATGTCACTTATAGCCTGTAGTTTATTGCCGAAACTGGTAAGGAAATTGTTGAGTTTTGTTCTTGCTCCGTATTCATCATTTTGTGCCTTTACCAATTTCTGGGTTGTGGTTGTCAGTTTACGTTCACTGCCAGCTATATCATCAAATGATTTCTTTACATTTTTATAAATATCGCTGTCTTCACCAAATAAACCGCCAATTTGTGATAGTATGTTGTCAAAGTTGGAAGTAATTATATCTTTTGCCCCGACACTTATTCCTGATGTCTGCAAATATCCTGCTACGCTTTCTCTTTGTTGGTTTAGGCTATTCTGCATTTCCATCATTTCGTGCATCAACGAATTAACGGTACGCTCAGCCTCTGCCACTTCCATCTCTATTTCTTTGCGTCTCTGTGTCATGGGCAGTATTAGCCCAAGTGTGTTCTTAACCTCATCGTTTTTTTCAACGATTGCAGTATTTATCTTATCTATCTGTTCTACGGCAGTTTTGTATTCTTCAAGTCCGAGATTTCCGTCTGAAAGCATGTTCCTTAGCTGCTGACGTATTCTTTCGAGTTGGCTGATTGTCATATCTCCGAGGTTACCGAATACATCTTCCCAGTTCATGTTTCCTTTTATCTGTTCAAAATCAAGCTTAGACAGTGCATCATCCATTGATGCTTGTAACGAAAGGCGTTCACCTTCGCTTTGAGCCTTGTTGATCTTGTCTGAATATTCCTGAGATATTGCTAGGCGTTTCTGTTGATATGTGCCATAGTTCTTGAGGTATTCGTTTAGTGCTTCTTTTTGAGCATTAACCTCATTTTGGATTTGACTTTTTTCAGTATATTCTTTTAACAAGTCATAAGATGAACTGTCTACCGTGATATTGGAAGAGTCGAAACTGCGTTTTTTATACTTTGGATTTTGTTTAGCTCTAAGATCTTCTTTTGCATCGAAGATTTCTTTCTGTCTTTGAATTTCTTTTTGGATATATTCTTCTTTAGCCCGGTCTATTGCTTCCAGTTCCTTTTTATTATCATATTCTCTTTGTGCAATAGTCTTATCACTGCCGTCAGCCATAGCGTTTATCCGGGCTTGCTCAACCTGATTTTCCAATTCTTCCGCTTCTTTCGCGCGTTCTATAGCTTGTTTACGCTCTATTTCCGAGATTTTATTCTCTTGTTGGCCCAGCGAATTATATGATTTGATTGCCGTTTTGTCCCTTTTATTGTCGTATTCAGTCGAATATGGCTTTAATTTTTCTTCTATAGATGCAATTTTTTTGCGTAGTTCCAATCCTTTCTTGCCAATGGCTTCTTTTGAAGAAAGAGCATAAAGCTGTCCTTGCAGTTCTTTTTTCTGCTTTTCCCAATAAGACTTATCATCCACATCTGCCTTAGTTGATGGCTTTGTGTCTAAACTTGAGTCTGAGAATATAGCTTCTGCGGCTTTATAGGTGTCTTTCAGGTTCTTTGTCGCATTTTTCATGCCTTGCATCCAGGCTTTACTGTTACCATAGTTAGCATCACCACGGAATACGTTTGCAATAGTTTCAGTAAGTCCTTTTGAAATTGTACCCGTCTTTTCAAGTTCTTTTTTTATGCTGTCAATAAACGACTTTGCTTTTTTCTCACCAACGATATTAGTGAGTTCTTTGTACAATTTGCCAGCACTTTTCCCGTATAATTCTCCGTATTCTTCCTGTGCTCCCTTTATTGCACTTTCCATTCCACGTGCTTTTGCTGCTTTTTGAACAGCTATAGTAACGGCATTATAAGCACCTTCAACATTCTTTAAAGTACGTATTTCTTCACTAAGTCCATTAAGATATGTCCCATATTGATCAATAATGGCAGCTTTTGCAGAGTTGTATTCATCTGTTCCTTTTTTGGCATTTTTAAGTTTACCAAACAACCTGTCCACTTCAGCTATTTCCGAAGCGACTTCTTTTTCGTAATTAGCCGAAGCCTCATTCAGTCTTTTTTGACTTTCTGTAGCATCATTTGTCCCTTTCGTAAACATATAAACGGCTGTTCCTATTCCAACTATTGCTGATAAAAGGGTTACAAATACATTTGATTTGGCAGCCATATTAAATGCTTGTTGCGCTGCGGTTGCCAGTCCCATTTCTTTTCTGTACATGGCAATCAAACGGATACTTTCAATGAAACCAACCGCTTTCTGAGCTACAGCCGTTGTAATCAATGCCGCCTTGTAAGTGCCATAAGCAGCTATTAAACCACCAATAACCGCCAACACATCATCAAGACTTTCTACCAAATTTTCAGCTGATCCAATTCCGAACTCAAATACTTCCTTGTATTTATTCCCGAATTCTACCAATTTAGTAAATAAAGTATCTTCTATGTTAGCAATCCTTTGCGGCCAGGTACCTGCGGAATTTTCAAGCATATTATTGAATTTTCCTCCCTCACTGGTCATGCTTTGAAAAGCCTTTTCTACGTCTTTAAACCCGATTTTACCCTCTTCGACAAGCGATTTTATTTGGTCTTGTGTCACTCCAAGATTTTTAGCTATTTCTTCAACAACATTCACACCTCTACCTTGGAACTGTTGTATGTCTCGCCAATAGGCACGGCCTTGTACTCTTAACGTACCATACAGATAAATTAACTGTCCTAAAGGGATTTGCAAACCTGAAGCCACATCACCCAGCATAGACAGTTCATCGACCACATTGTCAGCAGACGAACCATAGGCGAGTAGTTGCTTTGCTCCATTTGCGACTTCATCCAAATTAAATGGAGTTTTCTTCGCAAATTCACTAATTTCTGCCAGTAATGCATCAGCTTTAGACTTGCTTTGAAGAATTGTAGAAAGAGCCACATCTAGTTGTTGCATCTTTCCTGTAGCATCAATCACATCCGATACAAATTTCTTTATCGCTACCAACCCTCCTAATTCAATTGCAGTGCGTTTTAAAGAATCAGTCAGTGATTTCATCACCTCATCGGCATTATTTCCGCCTTGCGCAAACTCTTTATACTCCCTTGTAAGTTTTCGTACTTCAAGCCTGTTCCTTGCTTGTTGGTCTTGAAGTTCTCCCATTGCATATTTCTGTTCGTTTAAAGCTGCTTTAGCCCTGTTCAATTCGGTCAGTTTTGCACTTGAATTAGGAGAAAACTTGCCCATCTTTGAATATTCATCAGACAAACGCCTTACATCATCCTGTGTATCACGGATAATTTTTCTTTGCTTGATTATTTCCTCTGTAAGTTCATCAGAAGCCTTTGAAGCTGAGTTAAGCTTATTCTTCAAATCATTCTCCATAACTGCTCCGACTCTTCCAGCTTCTGTCACCAAACTCATCATCTGCTGACGGGTGGATGCAAGTTGTGTCTCCAAAGCCTTGGCGGCTGCAGGGGATTTGTTCACATCCATTCTCTTGAGCTGAGCTTCCAGCTTAGAGATTTCCTCTCTTAATCGTATGACGGCTTCATAATCAGCCGCAATTTTAAATACAAGTTTTGGCATATTAAAAAAACTGAATATTAATTGCCCGAAGTTACCACTCAGTCAATTAATATCCAGTTTTTAAGATGATTAATACCAAACAACAAACCTATTGTTTGTTTTTTGTTTCTTTTCGATGTCTTATTCTACAATTAGCGTATCCTTTACGCTTGTAGATGTGGCTATTATCATCTGTTTCTAATATTATAACAGCGTTCTTTCATTTTAAATTGATTATACATTTCTGTATGTATTTTATATCTTTCACTTTTTCTACATTTCAATATTTGCGACTTATTGCAGAATACTTTTAATAATGAAGATGAATAGCAAACGGACTATTCAGAACATGTCAGATTTAAATGATTATCAAGTCATATTTTATAAAATAATTATTCTATACCGTTTCATACAGATTTACACTATGAAAATGTTTGTGATATACAAAATGTATAATATTATTAAATCTTAATTCCTTATATTTAATAAACCATAAAAGATAAGCATTTTTATATGATTAATTGCTTGGTAAGCAATATAATTATTAAATTTGTAGTGCGTCTAGGATGAGTCGCCAAGCGTCTCAATCATGGGTATATTCCCTGAAACTAGTCGCTTTTTTTTATATATACCTTTGAGATTTAGCTTTATATATGGTCTATTTTTGTTATATAGATGAATCTGGTACAGCTCATATTCCAGGAAACTCAAGTCACTATATACTTTGCGGAATTTCTATTCCAATTAATCAATGGAAATTATGTGACTCACAAATTTTTAAGATAAAAAAGAAATATCATCTTGGAAATGCAGAAATTCATACGGGGTGGATTCTGCGCTCATATTTAGAGCAGACTAAAATTACTGATTTTAAAAAATTATCTTATATCGATAGAAGTGTAGCTGTTAAACAATATCGGAAAAAAGAATTATATAGATTACAGAAATCAGGGAATAAAGCTCTTTACAAACAAACAAAGAAAAACTATAAAAAGACTGAGAATTATATTCATTTAACTTATAGTGAAAGAGTTAAGTTTATCCAAGAGATAGCTGATACAATAGGTAAATGGGGATTTTCTAGGATTTTTGCAGAATGTATAGATAAATCTTTTTTTGATCCTTCTCTTTCCAAAAGTACAGTGGATGAGATGGCGTTAGAACAACTTGTTTCTAGATTTGAAAGGTATATGAAAAATGTTCAAAATTCCAAGCCTAAAGAGAATATATTTGGAGCTTTGATACATGATAATAATGAAACAGTCTCAAAACGGCATACGGAGTTAATGAAAATTTTCCATCATAGAGGTACTTTATGGACTAGCATTGATCATATTATAGAAACACCACTATTTGTCAATTCTGAATTAACTAGTATGGTTCAAATAGCAGATCTTTGCTCATACATTTTAAGACGATATTTTGAAAATGGTGAAAATGATTTATTAAATCGTATAAAGAATAGATTTGATAAGTATCAAAATAAAATTGTTGGAGTAAGACATTACACTGAAGATAGTTGCAAATGCTTATTTTGTACAGAGAAGAAAAACTCTTCTCCCAAAAGTAAATAAGTAAAACAAAAAATAAGTTGGGAAATCCCAGCTTATTTTTTGTTTTTTCTTCTACGTGAAGCCATATCTTTACCACTTACCTTATTTACTTTTATTCCTGTAACGATATGTTGTTTATCACGCTGCATTAATACTAAATTTCTGTACGGTATCTCGTAGACCACTTCCCGGTATGACAGATGCAGATTTTCCATGAACGATGCAATCTGACCGAGAAGAGTATCATTCCCTACGACTTCGGTTTCGCTGCCAGCAGGCTTACGTTCTTCGCCAAGCTGGCAGCTTTGAGAAAAACCTTTGAGTCAATCATAGAGAGTGCTTCATCCAATGCGTTCACATTTTCTTCATATGTTCCTTTTGCTAGTTCTTCACTTAAACTTTCGTCACCAGCTATCAGCCAGGAAAGAGCTTTGCTGTAAGCCTCGCTTTTTCCCAAGGAGAGCAGAACTTCTTTCAAATTGTCTGCTTCTTGAACTCCAGACAGATAGGATATAGCTCCGGCCAATTTATGTATAGTAGGAGGGTAGACCGTGTAAACTTTCCCGGCTACAAATACTGTTCTGAAATCACTGCCGATAATGGATTCTGATATTATTCTTGCTCCTTTGTTCATATCTTAAAAGAAAAAGGGTGAAGCCGAAGCCACACCCGTTAAACATTCTGAAAACTAACCGCCACCTTCTTGAATGAGAGTAATTTCCTTTTCTACAGTCTTGAAGGCATCAGACAGAGAGGTTGGTATGCTTCCTGACTGAGTGATATAGCCGGCCTTTGACACTTCATAAGAAACGGATGTCCCAGATTTCACCCTCTTGGACTTGACCGTTTGCCCATCCAGCTTTACTGTCGCATCAGAAGGCGTTGCTATGACCTTCACATCAGTTCATGCTTCTTTAACCTCTTCCTCATCGAACCAGTATTCTGGAGCAATATTAGAGTCTTTCGGTTCCAATTCTACGGCACTTACAGGAATACCGATGGCCTTATCCGTTGTCGCTTCACGGGCGCCGATGTCTGCGCGTGGAACGACGCAATACTGGTCATCATCAGTCAAAGCAACAAGCAATTTCTCAATATTCACCTTACCTCTCGCTCGTTTCCATCCCTTGTCGGTATTGATGACATCGCCGCCCATGAGATCTTTCTTGGTCGGGTAATCGTACTCACCGATAGTAAAGTTGACGGTAACATCACCCATTTCCTTTTCACTGCGATAAGTCTGACCTGTTAGCTGATTCTTGTAATTTGTACGACTTGCTTCCGCTTCTTCAAGCGTCCAAGTATCCTGATGGATATTCTTTACCTCTTTCAATGTTTCACCCTGCAAAAGAGTATGCAAAGCCTGTCCCGTCAGGTCTTCTGTAATAGCACTTGTTTCGCCATACCAAAGTTTCTTGATATTCACAGCTGTAATTTTCTTTGATTCTGCCATATTATTTTACATTTAAAACTTCAAATAAAATTCTTACATTTACATAATGACACTTTAAGGCTGTGTCCTCCTCTGTTTCGATTGTGTCGATGGAATAATGATAGGTTGTACCGTCATAGCGTCCGGTCACACCGTCAAACATTTCTTGCGCCTGTTTCTCCATCTCGTTCAGACGTATTGTATTGGCTTCGCCTTCTTTTAAGTCAGGAACGCAAAGGTTCACTTCTACGAAAGACTTCTTCCAATACGTTTCAGATTGTTGCTTCTTGGCATGAATGACAATCATTTCAGACTTCAATTCGCCAGTCAGTTTCTTTCCGTGAGGAACGATGTCAATGCCGAAAGTCTGGCAGTCACGGTAAAGTATATTCGCTATGTCGGTGGTCACTATCATTTGATTTCCTCCTTCAATCGTTTCTCAGCATATAGAGCCGCACCAGTTGATACTTCATAACCTTTAGATTCGACGTGCGAGGCATACTCAGCATCGTTTCTTATCACCAATCCGTCATCCTCAACTGAATACTTATTTGACTTACGTAGTGTGCCGGTCCGGTTCTGATAACTGCCATTCTTCATAGCGTAATCGACAGCTTCCTTGCCAACCTTATCCTCAACAGCTTTCACTTCGGCATAACCTTGTCGAAAGAATCCATTCACATCCGAAAAATCAAATTTTACATCCATATCTCTGAGTAACCAAAATAATTCGTATTCTTTACCATGTAAACTTTGCCAGCTCCTCTGATATTTTCACCCTCTATACATCTGACTTCATCACCAGCCTTCAGTGAGATTCTTTTCTCACAGACTACGTGATAATTCGGTCGGTACACCTCGCCGTTCTCCGAAGTAAACTCTTTTGTTGAGTTATCATCACAGCGGCACCGACATATTTCCTGCCAGCTTTCTTCACCGGTTCCGGGAATGGGCCGGCCGAACTCGTCTGTTTTCATCTGAGTAAAGACCTTAACCTGTAATGTATGTGGAGCAAATATCATAGGAATCTGACTTTAGGCTTATCTGACAGCGTGTCTTCAAGTCCGTACTTCTTACACAAGAAAGAATAGTATTCCTTCAAGCCCTGAGTATTCCAGGACATAGAGAAACCGTTTTCGCTGATTGAAGTGGCTCTAAGTAATAGAGAGGGGATGAACTTCGCCATAGCCACCGACACGAGACCGATGTTTGACAGGTCCATCTCATCCTCTCCGCTTATTCCTGAAGACAGACTTATCTCCAAAAGGTCAGCCTCCGACAAGTTGATGCCGAAGGTCTGAAACTTCTGTGATATGTAGTCTTTTACTGTCATACGTTCATTGTTGTCAAGTCGATGTTCACAATCTGGTTCGGGTTCGCAATTTGCGGAATCCACTCCGCGGTGTATTCCAGATAACGGCCGTTGCCATCCTTGTAACCGGAGATGAGCATATCACCGTCAGCCTGAGTATAGTTGCGGCCCGGTACACCGTCAACAGCTTCGTAAGGAGTGTGGAAACGCATGTAACCAACCTTATCCTGAGGAAGCAGTGTAATATGGTCATCGGCGTAAATCTGCACGTTCTTGCCAGACTGGTCAAGAACATAATCTTCCTTGATTTCAATAGCCGGCAGACCAATACCAGTAAAGACGGTGGAAGCCAGTTGAGAGGTAATCAATCCGGTTGACATATACATCTCGTTACCGGTAAGCTGCATCTTGAACTTATCACCGAACTCACTCGAACCGATAATATTTTTCACGAATGTTCCTCGTGACATAATCATCTTCGGGAAGTTGCCGTAAGTGGCCTTCAATTCATTAATCTGCTGCTGCAGGTATGTGATGAAGTTGGCCTTCGCTCCGGCTTCGGGGGTAATGAACTTGAACGGAAGTTCGATATCCAGCAGGTCGATTCCTCCGGCATTGTCGTCCTTGTTTTTCACTTGAGCCTTACCTGTCATCAGCAATGAACCGACAACGATGTCCATGCGCTTATGTGCGGCAAGGAGTACCTGACGATAGTCATCGTAGATGAAATTCACGATGTCCTGCATGGCGGCAACTTGGTCGGCAGCCTTTGCGGCATTGAACTTGTCAACCAAGTCCTGCAGTTCAGACAAGCGGTCAATGGAAATCTGGTAACGGTCACCTAAATAGGCTATCTCACCATATCCAGAACCGATGTTCCTGCGCTCACGGATAGGTTTCTCCCCGTAGCGTGAGTTGATAGAACCGGCCATCACGCCAGTAACCTGACCAATATAGTCTTTGAACACACGAGTTGTCGTTCTACGGAAGTCCAGGTACTGCTGCCAATAGATTGTATCCTTACGAGTCTGAAGGACGCGTTGGATAACGGCACTTACGATATTAGGATCGTTAAACAGTGTATAAATAGTTAGCATCATATCTTTGTTCTCCTTTTTTATTTGCTTGCTATAATACCAGCTGCTCTCAATGATGCAAGAAGAGCATTAATTTTGTCTTTTTCATCTCCGCCTGCAGCATCATCAACTTTTGCACCCTGTTTTACCAGTCCCAAGGTGCTTGAGTTAGCTGCCTGATAGGTAGTGTTATTGTCTGTCCACGGAACTTCGACATAAGCTTTACCGCCTTCCAATGCCACCGGATATTTCTTTCCGCTTTGGGTAAATCCTAACTGAATTCCTCCCATTACGGAATCCGAAGCTTCAGGCAGTTCATATGAAACACCAGCTGGTGACTGAACACCTGCAGCGTTGAACTGGAAATGCGGCATGTTAGCCTTATCGATGTCTGAGAATGGCATGGCTAACTTGGTAGGTTCTATTTCAAACGCACGCATCAAAAGGGCAACCAGTACAATGCCATTCTCTACTTGTTTCCTCTCATACAAGGCGGAGTTTGCAATAACTTTAGGTGTAGTACCGCTAACTTCTGTAGCTTCATAAAGTATTGTGCCGGCCTCTAAAGTTTCGCCGAAGTCGGCAGCCAACGTCAGTTTATCGAAGGCTTTGTCTGATTTGTCAATGTCGTTAATGGTTGCTCCATGTGCACCGTTACCAAGATGCATACCTTTGTAAGCCAAAGAGTTTTTCTTAATCTTCAACGTGGTATTGGAGCCTGTCGTGAACTTCTCATATACTTCTACACGGATTGCCACCTGGGCTGTTTTCTTCACCAGGTCAGCGGCAATAGGTGTAAAGGATGGTAAAAACGAGCCAACAACAAGGTTGGTCGTGTCCAGCTTATAAGGGCCTCTGCGTCTTACACCTGTAGAAACATCATAACGTTCCTCGATTGACGGTTCCGGCTCAATGTTATACTTAAATCCTGCTGCCATAAATTACTTGTTTTTTTGTTCGACAATAGATTTTGTGTCCGCCTCAATCATTTTGGCGAACTCGCTTGCTTCCTTATCCTGCTTTTGTTCTGCAGTTTCAGGGGCTTGTGCGAATTTGAAGCCGCTGTTAGACATATCCTGTTTCATGTCCTTGAAATAAGTGTCCAAGTCCGTGTTCTCTGGAATGTTGCGGTCCTTCAGCATAAATTCGGGAATACCGTACTTTTTTGCTACCTCCGAAATCTGAGAATTGCGCTGCGCCTGCGCTTTCTCTGCCTCGTAAGCAGTTAGCTTTTCAGAAAGGGTCTTGTTGGAATCAATCAAAGCCTGTGCCCATGCAGGAACTTCGTCTTTTTTATCATCCTTCTTTTCGTCTTTCTTTTCTTCCGGATCCTCGATTGGTTTTCCGTCTTTCAGTCTATGCTTCTTCTCGTAGTTTGAAACAGCGGAAGTCTGAGCCTGTCCTGCACGGAAATCACCATAATTTTGCATCACGTCCTGAAAAGAGATACCCTCGACAATGGAGGTTACCTTCGTTTCGTCCGTTACACCCTCAGCCTTTTTCGTAGCTATACGGGTAAGTGTAGCAGTGTCCACACCCGGAAACTTCGTTTGCAGTCCTGCCAAGATTTTTTCAAAGATTGTCATACCGTATGAGTTTGATTAATAATTTCATACGGTAAATTTACTTATAGAAAAAAGGAAGGGGAAATTTTAAGGCTAACGATACGAAACAATTAGGGGAATGTTCGTTTTTAGGCAAAAATAAAGCGTGACTACTGGGGTAATCACGCTTTTATTAATTATTTCATTTTTGTTTAACAAAAAGTTTACCATTTTTATAATCAATCTCAACATCGCATTTATATATAATTGCGACTATTGAAACTGCTGTTATACAGATAAATAATGTTATAATAATTGCTGTACTCTCAGATATAACAGCAGTTTTTCCTACCTTGCTCATAATGGTTGCAGCAATTGATGACATTGCAGATCTAAGGTTCTGGTATTTACAGGCCAAATAGCATGCCGCTTGTAGGTCTTTACCCGAAACATAAATCTCTTTATGCCCTGCTTTAATGGCATTCTCTAATTCCTTTTTACTCTTTACAGTTATCATAATTATAATAAGTTTATAGCTGCCAGTTCTTCCGTCAGGGCATTAATACCTTTTTGAATCTTTTCTAATTGCTGTTTACGTGGCTTATGTACCCCTGCCGCATAGTGCCATAACTGGCGTTCGTTAATTCCTGTTATCCGACTCAAAGCTGCTTTGGTGAAGATACTGCTGTAATAATTAATGAAAGTGGCTGCATCTATCTTGAACTTCAGAGTAAACTCTCCTTTGAGAACCTCACAAGGGTTCGGATTGTCCTCCAAATACAAGTCTATGGCTTCCTTCATGTTCTCCTCAATTTCCCTTATGTTATTACCGACCGTAATAACTGGAGCATCTTCAATGTAAGCACTGAGATTATTCCCAGCATGTTCGACAATCACTTCTACAGTTCTCATATTGACCTCCATTTTATAGTTTAACAAAAGAGGCGGGGGCTATTTCAGCCCCGCTTGCCTCAAAATGCTGTAATAAGTGCCTTTTTCAACGCCTTTCTTTCCATGATTCGGAACGACTACCGTTATTCCATCTTTCTCAAACTTCATGTGGCTGCCCTTCTGGCTCTTTAGAATGAAGCCGTTGTCAAGCAACATAGTTACAACCTCTTTAACTGATTTGTAACTCATAGCGTTTACGACTTAATTACAATGCAAATATAGTAAAAATACGAACAAGTACAAAATAAATATTCGTATTTTTACTATATTTATAATAAATAGAGATACTGCAATACTACATAATACAAATAGTATTATTTTACAAACGATTCTTTCCGTTTATTTCATTAATTTTTCTTTTGTTTCTCAATGTCATTCTTCTGTTTTTCTTCCTGCTCCTCCTTGATGGCTTCAATCTCATCCAAAACAGAATCCACGTTCCCCACAAAAGTAATAGCCCGTTGCTGCGACCATATTTCACCATCTTTGGCTTTGATGGCTGTGTCAATCTTGTCTTTGATGTCCTCCAGCTTATATGGCTGCATCTGAACATCTATATCAATTGTCTCGGAGGCTGCTTCAAGAGTTGTATTAACTGAGCCTAAAGCGGAAGTCAGGAAATTTACACGCCGTTGCATGAATTCGCCGACAGTTTCGTTCAGGTTCTCCACATTCAGATGGGTGGACATAAATACATAATCGAAAGTTACACCGGAAACAGCATTGCCTGTACCTTTCAGCGCGTCGAATGAGATACGCGGCGTATTGGTTAATCCATAAATCTGACTCAGTAAGGTCTCAACCTCGAATTTAACTGTATCCGGGACCTGACTCCATGTCAGATATTGGGCATTAGCTCCTTGTCCGGTCAGCTCGACCACTCGGTTCTTGAATTCACCAGAGAAATTTTGCACATCTCCAAATAACATTAGGATAGGGAAGAAGTGGTAGTCGATACAGTCTGCATAATTGGAAAGAAGTTTCTCCAGTCTTACTCGGAGACTCTTGATCTTTTCACAATACGCTTCCGGACGGTACATGTAAATTACAGGGAGTTTCTTGAATCCATGAGCGAACGATCCTTTGTCTGTCCAATTACTTGTCAGTTCCCACTGATAAACCATATCCTTGGTGATGGTCATAAAGCATGTAATCTCCACATCATCCAAATCTTTCTTCTTGTATTCACGGGAGAGGGCTACCAAATCTCCATTGTCATTGAAGAACGGATAGAGCTTGTCTCCGCGAAACGGGGACCAGATGGCACTCTTCAGACGATATTCAGGTTTTGATTTGCCGAAGATTCCGGCAACCTTGCGCTTAAGCTTTGCCCAGAAGCCGTCGTCCTTCACCACATACCAGTATTCTGCCACTTCCTGCTCTGACAACCATGCTCTGACAACCTTTTTGTTCTGATACTTCAGCTTGTTCTTCTTGAACACTTGTTTCAAAGCTGAAAGAAGACTTTCTTCTGACTGGTCCGGCTGACAGTCAAGCGTCGGCTCTGTTCCTACTGTGAAAGCTGTCTGAATGTTTACGATGTCCTGCTCGATAGGAAGGGCTATTCTATTTGGTTCAACTTCTTTCTTAACCGCCGGCTCAATGTATTCTTTACCTGTTGTCGGGTCGGTTATTCTTTCTTCAGGCTTGGTGGTGATTTTTATTTTTGGGTATTTCTCCTCGTCAATCACTATCTCATGCCTGTTTGGATTCCAGTCATTATAAAGGGCATGAGCATTGGGAAGTTCTGTTTTTCTTCCTTTCTTCAGATAGTAGATTTTTCTCTCTATCTCAGGTATCGCTAAAATTTCCTCTAAAGTTCTCATATACTAAAATTTAATGTCCAAATACTCCTGAAATGTCTTTCGGTTTCATAATCCTGCCTAGAAGTTCTCCCAGCACATAATACCGCGCAGCGTCAATGCCATGGTTATCGTGGTCTTCCGGCTCGTTGATGTAGTTTCCGTCCTTATCCTTTGCCCAGACATAATTCCTAAATTCCCGTTGAAGGTTGTACGAACGTTTGGTGATGAAAATTTCCATGCCTTGCATTTTATCTATACCAGCGTTAATGGATCTTGGTCCCTTCTCGACGGGATAGATCTTGATTCCACCGTTACTGATTTCCTGAATAAGTCGCGGATCCGCACTGTCAGCAATCACTCTAAGATTCCATGGGCGCAAGACTTTTATGATGTCGCCGGAAAGCAATCCGGTTCTATAATCCACTTCATCCAGATAAAGAGCATTGTCTATGATTCCACATCGGATAGCTGCTGTGGGGTCATTGGTATAACCAAAATCCAATCCTATAGCAACTTTCTTGCACCACATCGGGAACTCATCCACGATGCCCCATTTCTTAAACACGGCACCCTCGGCCACGTCAGCCCAGCGTCCTATGACAACATGAGCATACTTCTCCGGATTCTTCTCCTTCATTTCCTGGACTTCATTCAGAAACTCAGGAGAAAGGTTCTCGATATTATCGAAGTAGGTTGTATGAATGTGAAGGACATTGGGATGTGTAGAAATCTGTACCTGCACGCCGTCAATCTCGACCAAGCGGTGGGTATTCTCGATGTATTTTTTGTAAATGAAATGGTTAGAGTCACAGGGATTCATGATAATGATAATCCGATTCTGGATTCCTTTCTTACGGATGGAGAGCATAATCTTGTCAAACTCTTCTTCACTGGTCCATTCCTCCGCCTCATCACAGACAAAGGTGGTAATACCCTGGATGGACTTCAACTTCGCCGTCTGATTCCCGGAAGAGGTCTTGATACCCCGGAACATGATACGACTGCCGGTCATCCGATTTACTATGTCCGTCTTGGTGGTCTTGAAATACTTCGTGGTGCCGTCCAGTTCTATCTTTTCCATCATCTCTGGAATGATAGACATGCCGGCAGATACCATCGTGTAGCGGGTGTATAGAATCTGATGGACAATCTTCTCAACTGGAGTCTGCTCAAAGGTCAGTCGCTCGATAAAGGTGGAAGCGTTGAAAGACTTGCCCGAATTATGCGTAACCGTTCCGTCAGAATGCAGATATCGTTGGTTTCCGTCAAGACAAATACCACACCAATCTCCAATTCCAGCAGACTCTATTGAAAGTTGCGACAAATGCCAATCTTTATTTTTATGAACATCAGCTTTGTTTACAATTTTTCTTTCTACCTTACAAGGTATTTTCCATGTATCACCATTGATATGAACGCGAAAAACTTTGCCGCAATCTTTTCCGCTACAACGTGCGTTCTTCTCGTTAATACTTGTTCTAAAGCCAAGAGTATCTGCAATATATTTTATTTGTCTTGCAAGTATTTCACTCTTTTGCGTGATTTCATATCCATTGCGACACATCGTTCCATCGGTGTCAAGTAGTCCTGCAAGTAATTCTAGACGTACTTTTTCACTATTTGATATGTATTCTTGTGGAACATGTTTATTCCCAATCAAATCGTAATGGCGTAAAATATCCATTATGGGATTCGTCAGTCCACAGTTCTTGGCAAGTCGGAATGTCTTAGCTTTACCTCTTACTCCATTGATTGAAAGATGCAAATTGTGATTTTCTGCATACTCATTAAGGTACTGTTCAATTTCTATATCAGGAGTTGTTATTTGTGGATATATGCTTGTTCCATCACCCAACCATAAGCCAAGCAAATAAGGTTCTAGTTTAACGGGACTTTCTTTATAGGGTATTGAATTTGTCTTATATCCTCTAAAATGTTCCTTAAAACGATTGCTGCGATTCAAATAATCAGTAATACGCATATCCGTGTATTCTTCAAAGTCATTGTATCTTCCTTCATTTATAGAAATTTGACTTTTCTTTAAGCTGAGGATATGTGCATCATTTACAAAGTAATCTTCTGCACTTGTTTGTCTGACACGGAACATTTCGCTCCTGCCTTTCATCGTAGCAAGGACATTGCGGGGCGTGCCATCGTCACCCATGACACAATCTCCAACTTTAATATCTTTAATTTGCTTTATTGTCAAATCAGACATTATAATTCCTTGCGTAGGTGTCTCACACCCACGGCCACCGGTAATGAGGATAATGAACTTCTCCCTGTCTGTGTATAACGGATGATATATTTCTTGAGGAACAATCATTTCAGCTTGTCTTTAATCCATGAATCAATTGAAATTCCGTGGTCAATATCCTGAGGAATATCCGCATCCTCATCCTGTGGCTCACCAAAACCGTCTTTTCTTCCTAATGTGGAAAGAAGATAACGAATCATATACCCATCCGGACGTTCACGCCAACCGATAAAATTCCCTTTCTCATCTTTTTCAGGAATACCAAGGGCTAAAACACGTGCGGAAACAAGACATTCATCCACTAAAGCCCCTCTTTCATCTGTGATTGCATCCTTGAATTTATCATCAGCTTTTGCCCAGTCATATACGGTTTTCCTAGTTACACGAAATGTAGCTGCAACTTTTGTAAGATTTCCACCTGTCTTATGGAGGATTTCTCTAAATTTTGAAATGTCTGGTTTTTTCCTCATGCGCGCGTATCCGTTTATTTTGGTTACTCTATTCCAAATTCGACTCTATCCATGAATTCTTTACCATCAATGTATCTTTCGTCAAATCCATAGCCAAACATTTCCATGAAGTTTGCTCTTTCTGTTGGACTATTGAAAGATAGTACGACATAACTCAACATGCCATTGTCCTTTTCAAAGTTGTTCTGGCGGCTGATTCTGTCTTTTATTTTTTGAACTTCGTTATGGCGTACAATTTGGTTTTCTTTTGAAGTCTGATAGAAATTGCAGGAACGATCAATATTTTTATTTTCCGAACCATCTTTGGTAATGTCATCTAAAACAGATAACGAATCATTCAGGATGTCATTTTTGTTCCAGATTTCATCATTCACACTAAAATCAACATCACCAACACCTAACATACTTAAGTCAAAATCATTCAGTCCGGCAAAATTGTAATCAATTCCGTCAAGCAAATCTTTTAGCATTTCTGTGTCAAATTCGCCCTGGACGTTCCTATTGTTCATGAAGATGTTTTGTTCTTTTTCGGTCTTATCGTCCATGTGCACGACTTCCACCCGTATTAAATAGTCATTCTTCTTCGTTCTTGGATCATATCTGTTAACCTCGTCCATCACTGACACTCTTTGATGTCCTGATACAAGGTTCCCTGAATTCTCGTTCCAAACGATTCCGCCAAGCAAACCTACACGTTTAAGGTTTGCTTTAAGGCATTTTCGTGCTTCCTGCGTTATTTTCCTTGGATTATAATTAGCGAAGTTTATTTCACTACGCTTAATTTCTCGACTTTCCGGCTGATTTATTTTGTTCTCTTTCATAATCAAATATCAGTTTTTCACTATATGGGAACACATTCAATATCCTCATATAATCGTTTGGATAACTATTCCTCATTAATAAAAGCGTTTTTAGGTCTATGGTAAATCCTTGGCTTATCGCACCGGCATCATATACAAATGGCTTAATTAGATTCTTTTGATTTATATACTGAAGTACTTCCTTATTAGTCCACAATGCAAGTGGATAAACCATACCTTTGTCTGTTACATAGCCGGTCTTAGCAAACTTCTTTAGACGCATCCGCTTCATGTATCCATCTACACCTTTCATTCCGCTGAATGCGTATGTTATGCCAGTTTCTTCTCTCACAGCTTGTTCTATTTCTCCAATTTTTCTTGGCTTGATTGAAATGTTTGGTTCACGAAAGAATCCACAAGCATCATAATAATCACGTTGAAAATGCTTTATTTGGCGAATTTCTACGTTATTGTATTTTGTTTTTGCCCATTTGATATAAGGTTGGACATGGTCTAAGTCGGGAATAAGGTACATATAATAGCATATAACCTTATTAAACATACCAGCAAGCATGTCCAATAAGGCTATACTATCTTTACCTCCAGCTGAATAGTATAATACGGCAGTATCCGTTTTTTCACGGATACCCTGTATTATCTGCATAGAGAGTAAATATTTGTTCATTATTTACCCCCAGCTCCACCAAAGGAAACATTTAAATCATATCTCCTTTGTTCTCTGTTACCTAATTGTGTAGCACTTGCCGTATTTCTACGGTTAGCTACCAACCTGCCACCTAAACCGGCACCATTCATATTTCGTCTTGGTCCGGCTATTCTGTTAATTGCTCTTGCGACTCTACTTTTGATTTTTAAAGGTTAGACATTTTCTGTACTTATCACTTTGCCAAGATGATACCAAACTTGACTTATTAAATATTCTATACCATTTTCTGTTTTTGTAAGATCATTACCTTCTTCGTCTGTGAAAATTATATACTCAGCAGATTTTATTTCAACTTTGAGCCTAGGGGCATTTTTTCGTCTACCGTTTATCAGATATAAAGCATCATATTTGACAGGTATGACCTCAATATTTGCACCATCATCAGGTATATCCTCTTGTCGTTTATAGTCTATGCCATTGTGTCTAAAATATACATATCTCGTTACGTTAGATGGATAGACGTATCTATGTTCTATATTTTGTCTGCCATTAAGAATGTCTAGAAAACATTCTTTATCGATCTGTAATGTCAATACTTTCATAATCGTGTGCTATATGTTTTATTTAGTTGCGGATGCCGGATTCGAACCGGCGACCTCTACCAAGTCAAAGTAGCGAGCTGACCACTGCTCTAATCCGCGATGGTACCTTTTCACAAAGATACCTAATTATGAAGACAATTTTGAATAACAATTCTACACATACGAAACAATAAGCCAATTGTTCGTTATTAATTCACAAGCATGTTGCTTTATGATTTGGTCTGCTGTGTTTTCAGACCTAACAATTGTCTGGTTCTCTCTACGTCAATGAAGTTTGTCCATCCTGCATGATGCAGCTTTATGGCTGCTTCTTTTATCGTGATATCGCCACATGACACCTTTTCTTTCAAAGACTGTAATATACTTTTCATAACCATCTTAAATTTGAATAGTATATGCCATTCAGTATTTTATAATCACCAAATAATCTCACTTCGCCTTGGTACATCATGGCAAACCTTGAGTAACCGCAAATCTGCTTTATAGCCCAGTCTGCCTGCTTTGTTCCATATCCAAACCGCTGTATTTCTGGGTAAATTTTCATTCTGAAGGCAATTTCGCTGTCTGTCATGTCCCCAACGGGGTAAACGTTTAAAGTCCCATTGTGAGCGAAATAAACGCCATTCTCTGCAAACGGATGACAGTTAGCCCGGCATATTGAGCCATGAGTGGCAAGTCTGAAATGTATAATGCAGTCTTCGTCATCTCCGACCTCCGAGAGGTGGCGCAAGAATGTACGATAGTCCAAACCCTTATGAAAATGATCGGTTGAAACAAAACCGTAGCCGTTGTGGTTGAGTTTTTTGATTTTTGAAAGAATGTCCAGGCTCGGCATCTGGACACCTTTAGGCTTGTATATAATGCAACACATATTGAATTTATTTTAATTGTGCGAGGTTCATGCAAGAACCTCGGCACGTGATTTGAAAAATGATTTTTCTTTGGCTGTCAAGAAAGGTATCTCGTCAATTGAGCTAACCTCTGAACTCAATACGTTCTTCTTTGACCATGCAACCAGCTTAGCACAAAAGTTCACCCAGTTTGAAATCTTTTCAAAGTCTGTAGAGCCTTGATGCTGTCTGAACTCAATTGTTCTGTGGCGTGAATAAGAACATGCATTCACCTTGAAATACCTGTTGCCGTTCATGGCATCTAAAATGTCTGATTTTGTAGTACACCATGTAAAGTCATAGCCTTGCAGTGTTCTGCACCATCTGCTGTTGTTGGCACGCCTTGACCTTGCCATGAACGTGTCTATAATTCTCTCTAACTTCTGATAGTTCTTAAATACGTTGATATAAGCCTCGTCAGACAAGTTCTGTGCGCCTATATGGACATGAAGGCCTGTAGACCTGTTGACCTGTGCGTTTGCCTCATTCAAAGCCTTGCAGCATGTTTCCAGGCTTTTCATGCCTGCCTTGCCTGTAAGTACTGGCGACACACATTCTATTGGGTTGCTGCCCATTATGGATGAATCAGACACGAACTTATAATAGTGGTTGTTGTCTGTGTGGTTGTAGCCCTCATACTGAAATGGCATTGCGTTTCTTGTCGCACATTCACGCATAATACTTGCAGCGACAAGGCATTCTATCTCAACGCCAAAAGTAAACTTGTGCGATTCTCTTACAGGCTTAGGCAGTTCTGAAAGCAGAAGCTCAATTTCATACTTTCTCAAACCTAACTTTATGAAAGCAGCTTTCTTTGTTGCCTTAGAGCCTTTCATGTTCTTAATCTCGTCAACTTGTTCATTCAATGTCTTCATAATTTAAATATTTATTAATTATACTATTTGTTTAATTTTTACTGTGCAAATATACAAATAGTATAATTATTTACAATAAAGATTTTGGTTAATAAATATTAATTATTAAACTAACTATATTATTTCTTGAACTTTCTTATACTTATTATTATTTTATAAGTATATTTGCAACATAAACAAAGCGTTTAATTATGAATTTAAGAATAAAAGAAATTTGTCGAGAAAGAGGTATTATGCTTAAAGATCTTGCAAGCATAATAGGTATTACAGAGGTCGGATTATCTAAATCACTTAATGGAAATCCTAACATAAATAGGCTTGAAGAAATTGCAAATGCTTTAGAAGTGCCTATAACAGAACTCTTTGATAAGCCAAAAGAGGGCGTAATATATTGCCCCCATTGTGGAAAAGAGATAAAATTAAATACAAATGTTTAATTTTTCTACTCATAAATATGGAAAATAATTCAACTAGTAATATTCCAATCCACCTTATTATTTTTATAATAGGTACAATTATTGCATTTGTATGTTTATTCAATGACCATTTCTTTTGGTTTATTTTTATTATGGCTATAACAGGTGGAATAGCAAGTGCTATATGGCAAGATAGACAAAAGAAAAAAGAAAAAGAAGAACGAGAAGCAAAGCATCAATTAGAAAAAGCAAAGAAACAAACTGAAATAGAAAAGCTAACTCCTATATACAATGCAAACAAAGAGAAACTAATTGAAAAATATGGAATACCTGATAAAACTATTGTTTTGGAAGATTTGAATCTTTCTAAGGAGATTATCGCTTTTGGTAATGTAAATAGGATTTGGCTTTTAGGAAAAGATCTACCCATGAAAGATATTTTAAGTTGTACTTTCAATGACAATCAACATGTTGAAAAAGGAAAAGTCTTTTATGAAACAAAAACTAGTACAGGGAATATGGCCAAACGTGCGGTTGTTGGAGGCGTTTTAACCGGTGGTGTTGGTGCTGTCATAGGTGGAACTACAGCAAAAAAGAATACTATTGTAAATCAAGAAAATGACAAAATCATCCATGATTATACAGTCATAATTAACATAAATAGTTTATCCGAGCCTATAATTAGAATACCTATCGGAAAAGACGGTGCAAAAGTTAATGAAATTGTAGGACTCATGAATGTTATAATAAATAGAAATAAATAATATGTACTGTAATACTATATATAAAAGTATTATAGATATGGAAGAATTGATATTATTGATTAATATTTTGATGAAAACGAAAAAGGTGTGCAAATGATAAAAAACTGATTCGAATATGCAGAAGTTTAAAAAGAAATGTTTATTAAGCGGAGTTATGGGGGGAATGATTGTTTTTATTTTGGCCATATTGGTAGCCTTTTTCATCCCTGGATTCCGTTATTCATCTTACTATGTGAATAAGGATCCTTCTCTGCTAACAAAACTATTATCAACAAATTTATCTGAACAAGATAGTTTGTATGTGACAAAAGCAATTGTAGAAGAAACAGCAAGGAGAAAAGATTTGATAGAAGACATGTTAGATGAAGGTATAATCGTTTCTTCAGAAGACTTTGCCTCTAACTTGTCGGGATATTATAATGTATTAATTGCAGTACTTGCGGCAATACTGGTAATCTTGAACTTATTTGGCTTTTTTGCATGGAGGACCAATGCAGAAGAAGCCTTGGAACAAGAAAAAAGAAAACTTAGTGATATTATTAATGGGATAGATGATAGAATTGAAAAAAACTTAGAGGAAGTTATAAGAAAAAATCAGGTAGTAAGAGAAAAACTTGAGGCATATTTTCAAAACATTATAGATCAAGAAAATCATTTAAATGAAGAAGAATGGAATAAAATACATTTATTACTGAATCAATATAAAAAGGAAGAATTCCTTAAGAAAATCAATGCAGATGAAAAAAATAATGACGGTTCAATAGAGGAGGAATAAATATGGGAGCAATAGGAAATAAACCAAAAAAATTCCGTTCAAAGGAATCTTTTGATGAGCCAGAAATGTTGGTAAATATAAATAGTATTCAAAATAAAGCCATTGAGGAAGGATATGTAATTGAACATAAATTTGATATTGAGCGTTTCATAAACGACAAGTACCCAAATATTAAAATAAAACACGAAGATTTATCACCTGATATTTCTGGTAAATTGGAAATGAAAGATGCCATGTGGGTAATGACTGTCAACTCGAAGCATCCACTCGTTCGCCAACGTTTTACTTTAGGTCATGAATTAGGCCATTATTTGAATCATAGAAAATCTGTAAAATCATTTTGTGATACAGTATTCTTTAGAAGCAATCAAAAATCCTCCATGGAGTATATGGCCGACCAATTTGCAGCTCGCTTGTTAATGCCAGAATCAGATATTGAAACATTGTTTAAGAGTGGCGTAAAAACTGTGAAAGAAATGGCTTCCTATTTTGATGTTTCCCTTGAAGCAATGAAGTATAGATTGGAACAATTAGGGTATGGTATAAAAAAAAATAATTAATTATGTATATTCCTATCATTAAAACTGGAGAGGCAGAAATTAGAGCTATATCGAAATTGACTCCGACTATGCTTAAAGACATGATGCCTATCATTGAACTAACAAGGGGACGACAAAGAACTAGAACAGATGGTGTAAAAAAAATAGTCTCCTACCCATTTGAAAATCGCCTGTTAAAAGTAAAAGAGTATCTAAATGAACAAACTGTATTTCTTGATTTAACAACAGACGAAAATTTATTATCTAATGAAGTATTTGAGTTATATAGCCCTCAAAACGGATACCTAAATTGGAGACATTTTATAAATTCCAATATTGGAGAGAACGGTTTCTCAGATGTAATACCTGCTATATTGTTCAATTGGGATGATGATGATTTCGTAAGTAATTTTAAAATACAAGTAGAGGCGTTGGGGAATGAGTACCATAATGTTATGTACCGTTCTTCTATACAAACAAAAGATTGCTATGATGAACTGCCTCTTATATTGAAATATTTGCCTCAAGACTGTAATCTATGGATAGTACTTGATGGAGGCTATATTCAGGACTCGGCAGTTACTTTAGCTTATAAGCGATGTAAAAAGCGTATTCATAATATTATCAACAGGCTCCTTAGCGGACGTAATGCCCATTTTATTGTTGTGGCTACATCATATCCTGAACGAGTACTAGACTATGATGATGCTAACCCAATTATAATTTCAAATGCAGAAGTAAAACTGCATGAATGTTTGCGTAAAGATTTTCCTGACTTATATTATGGTGATTATGCAGGTACTAATCCTATAAGAAAAGACATGGTTGTAATGGCAAGAGGTTGGATTCCTAAAATTGAAATTCCGTTAAGAGATAAAACAAAAGTATATTGGCGAAGAAGGCCCAAAGGAACTACGGAATATAAACACACATATGTAATGGTTGCTGAAGACGTGATTAATGATCCAGATTTTCCAACTCATTTACATGGAAAATGGGGGATAGATGAAATATTAAGATGCGCAGATGGCGATGTTCCATCCAGTGCTCCAAGTTTTTGGATAAGTGTGAGGATGTATAATCACATTTATCAACAACTGATGAGACTTAAAAGTATTAAATGATGATATAATCCTCTTCGGCCTCTATTGGTGTGACAGGTCCTTTTGTGTTATTTATAGATTTCCTTACAGAAAGTTTTTCTCTATAATAACTAATAAAATAATTATGAATAATCTTGTATGACTTCTTAATAACAACTGAACGTATTTCATCAGATGTCAGTTTACCTTTAATGGAAAATTTATTTTTTACTGCCACGGACGGAATAGATATTAACATCTCAGATTTCAGTACGTGGCGGTTTATTTTTTCTCGCTGTTTTTTCAGAATACCCATTTTGCTGATACAATATAGGCCCACATATTCAGGGAGGACCGCTTTTATTGCTTCAAGATGATTAGGAGCTGTGAAGATGAGAATATAATCGAAAAGCGATATATATTCTTTTAATTGATTTTCTAACCTAGCTGTGGTATCAAATTCACTTTTTATCTCAATAGCATAAGAATGTCCTTTAGATATGAAGACCATATCTGCTACACAGCGAGAACTACCATACATAACCTCGTATCCGATGATCCCGTTATTGTCACGAGAGAGTAAATAAGAGGTAATCATTTCTTTTAGAACATTAGCGGTGAGCCGCTGATTTATATTAGTATTTGAATAATGTTTCATATATAATAAACCCAGTTTTTGTATTTATATTGCTAATTAACACAACTTATTTTTAATCTTTTATTCTTTATTCAAAACTTGGAAAGAATTACATAAAAAATTCAAATCAAGAATAGTATAATACAAAATCATCATGTATATATCACTTTTATCAAGAAACTTATTTTTATCCTATTAAACATAATCTCTCCTGTTAAATTATTAATAGTACCATTATTAATAAGATGGCATATTATTTAATCAGCCTTTTAGATATCAATTTCTCTATAATTTGACTATAAAGATATTCTATATCCTGACGAAAGTTTTTATACTGTTGGTAGATAAAGGAAACGTCGGCAATATTATTTGATATGACACATGGTGATACATCTGGAAATACGTTGGCTAACTCGGCTCTGATACCATTGGGCAACCGTCCACCGGCTAGGGAACTTGGAGCATACAGGAACAGTACAATAAAAAGAAATTTTTTGCGCTGCATAACGCCATCAGGATTTGGTGAATGATCTGCCTCTGCAACAATGTCCTTAAACCAGGAATAAATTTCAGGAATGAGTGATGTATCCTGTAATAAAGCCGATGAAAGTTCTCGTTCACGCTCTGAAAGTCTTGATTTTTGTTCACGAATGGCCTTTAACTCCATGATTGATGAAAATTCTTTTGTCATAGTATGGTTCTTTTGGAAAAATGTATTATATTTGTGGTCTAATCGTGCGTGGAGTCGGTCTTTTTATCGTGGGGCTGGCTCCTTTTATTTTAACGCCTACATGTTCTCATTATTAAAAACATTTCTCGTTTATATAAATTTATTATTATATTTGGTATAGTTTTTGTTTGTTAATAATAGATGAAAATATTAATACACATGGGAAATTATAAGAATAACTACGGAGGATTAGAATGTTATGGTCCTTACATGGAAATGAGAGATAAAGAAAATCAACGAGCTTTAATTGAAGAGCAATATAATTTTCTGCAAAAACAGAAAGCTGAAATTTTGGCTCAACAAAAATATCGTGAAGAACAACGTAAAGGAGCCAATTTTGAAAAAAGGCTTCTTATATTTAATACTCTTATTGCTATCGCATCATTATTGGTATCTATATTCAAATAAGTATATACCATAACAGACACAAAACACTGACAAGGACTGTCAGTGGATTCTTTGGTATTATTTTTGCAATAAAATCATTATAAGACTTTAAAATTAATTATTATGTCAATAAATGATTTAAAAATTGGGAACATTGTCCAAACAGGCCTATGTTATGGATACACAAACATTAATAACGTAGAAATATGTAAATTACCATTAATGGTTGCAGAAGTTAAAGACATAATCAACGACAATGTATTATTGTGTAAAGTTATAGATACACCAGAAACCTATGTTGATGCAAAAGATGTATATGGGATACCTTTAAATCAGTATATACTTGACTTATTAGGTTTTAAAAAAATAAACAAAATATATGCATTATGTCCTGGTGCGCCAAACTTTAATGGTACTGCATATGAAGCACAAATAAATGGTATGAAAGTACAAATTGTCGAAGACAATAATTCATATGAACTATGTCGAAGCAAATCGGCTCCTTCTATCCAGATAAATTATGTACATGATATCCAAAATAACATAAAAATAAGCGGGAGACCTCTAAAAATCAATTATATGTTATTTTATCCAAACTGTTGATAAGAATCGTGTTCTCTAAATAATCAGTAGAAGGGATTATCTCCTCTACTGATCATATTCCCAAATGCTTAGTTTTCATTTCACTTCTACAATTGGTTTCTCAAACAGAATTGCATCCTTCAGAACCCAGTTCCAACAACCTTTTATTGCCCATACTGACGGATGATTTTGTACGCAATCGGCGATTACAACACTACCAATAATAGCACCTACTAAGAAGTTAAAATCATTCCAGAGTTTGTTTTCCGGAAGTGCTAATATCTGGTCGTTGGTGAGGATAGAATCATAGAAATTATCATACTTCAATGGTTTGCCGCTCGCATGTACCAATACTCTTTGACCGATATACTTCTGCGGACACTTCCAAGTTCGGTTTTCAATGTCTTTTATACTGTTATACTGTGAGCGAGTTTATTCGCTCACGGCTGTTTGATGGATATTGCTTTCATTTTATTTGTTAAAAAATGGACATATCCGAATGAAAAAGAGTAAAGTATCAAATTCTAAACTTATCAATTATGAGTATTGGATATGCCCCTTTTTGTTGCTACTTTTGTTCTGTCAAATTCTAAAATTAAGATATAGTGAAAAATTTAATTTCGATTAGTCCGAACATGAAGTTTGAGATGGATCCTTTATTTGGACATTTCAACGAAGATGTTGTGTTTGATATGTTTTGCTTTGTTGATAAAAGCCTTTCAGAGGCTTTAGAAATACATCCATTTACTTCTACGTCTTGTATAATTTTATACAATCATTTTGGAGATTATCCTATGTGTTGTAAATATAAGAATTTTCATTACATTTATCTTTGTTGTCGAGAAAATTATTGGTGCCAATGGATGCTGCAATTTGCCCATGAATATTGCCATCATTTAATTGGAGGTTTACAGTCTGGGGGGATTCTCGGTTTAATATGGTTTGAGGAATGCGTATGCGAACTGTCATCCATGTACCATCTTAATAATTTATCCCGGTACTATGATGTAAGTCACCAAGCAAATCTTCGACTTTATTCCCCTTCGGTCCGCAACTATCTTGATGAGCGTATGACAGTGGATTCTGAGATTGTTTCGGAAGTAAACCATCCAGGATTTATGTATAGATTGGAAACTCTTTTACAAGAGCCGAAATACCATCGAGAACATTATAGAGCCATTGCTGCAAAAATGCTTCCTTTTTTTCTTGAGAACCCTCATTTATGGAAGATAATACTTCATTTTGGGGATATGTGCCGTTGGCATTCTCTTGAAGAACTTTTTCAACACCTTCGCCGCAATGCAACACCTGATTATTCTGATTCACTTGAAAAACTTCATTCTTTATTTTTTTCATAATTCTTTCTCCTATCCTGGCAGCCATGAGGTGACTGCCAGGAACAGGTAATACTATTTCGTTTTCATAGTTTATTCAAATTTTAATTCTAACTGCCTACAAGGTTCTTTATAAGCAGGATTGGCCAACATAAAAGCTTTCCGTAATGCATCCACAATCTTATCTCGAACAGCCTTGGATACATGGTTCTTGTCGGCATCGCTATTAATCTGCAAACATCTTTCAATACTTCCATTTATAGGTTTCTCGTCGAGAAACAAGCTATATTCAGTGAATATCCTGTTCTGACTTTTCCCATCAGCCATTTCTTCATTCGTCTGATACCGCTCAATCACTGTATCTTGAATTGTTTTCAGGCATCTTTGTCCACGGTCACTTCTGCAACCCTGCATTTCGTTTTCAAAGATGACAGATAAAGCACGCTTTTTGCGGACATTGCCAATTTTTGCCCATCCATAATAGACTTTCAATTTCCCCATGATTATATAGCCCTAATTAAGTTCATGTTTTGATTGACCAATTCTATGATTTTATTGTGATATGGCGTGTTCTTATTGCATACGCCCCTAGACTGGACTATGCTGTATGTATTAAGATTAACTTCAATTGTTTCGATGCGGTTTCCAGCTTTGTCCTTTGCAGACAGAATCAGGCTTTCTTTTTTCTTGTAATAGCCACAAGCATATACACAGTGGTGCATAGTCTCTCCTTCCTCGACCATTTCCGCAACGGACCGTATGACAGTTATAACGATGTCTTCGTTGCCGAAGCATATACCGAAGAAACGGCCTTTTTCCTGTGCGTAGGTCTTTTCCCATCCCAAGGCTTCCCTCATTCTGTCAATCTCCCTTTGTCTGGCTTCCTCGCGGTTCATTCTTTTTAGAAGCTTGTCATGTTCCTTCTTCAGATCGGCCGGACATACATATTTCGCATTGTGCGTGTCCATATTGAAATGCAGTAGCATTTGTATGTAGTCAATCCACATCGAAGCATCTTTCACCCTGTAGGCGTTTCTGTTGCAGATGTTTATTGAAGGTTTCACGTCCTGTGGAATGCCTCTTATGCTCTTCGCATAAAGTAGATTATACTGTTTTGTCTTGATAAGCATTTCGGCTTCGTTGTCTGTCAGCAACATGGCGGCAAGTCTGTTTACTGATATTCCTTTGCAGCGGAATGTAAAACCGTTTCTCTTTAACTTTGGGATAAGTCCTCGGACCGGATAAATAAATTCAGAGTAGATATCATATTTGTCGGGACTATATGAGTATCTCCCGTTTACTTTGTCCTTTATGCTCATGGGCTTGCAGAAGTCCCAGGCATCATACACCCAGGCCATAGGCCTACATGGTCTTGCCATGATATATTCCTTCCCATCCTCTGATATCCAGTTCTGTACCGCTTCGTTTATGCTGAAGTATGGTTCATACCCTTTGGATATGTTTCCAGACATCTTGTACATCTGTCTTTCGATTATAAAGTGACGAAAGACCTGAAATCCCCTGTATGTTGTCGCTATCGTGAAGTACCAACGTTCGATAGATTTGCGTTTCCGGCTATTTTTAAGCTTTAAATGTGTTCCACAATGCGGACATATAGTTTCGTCTCCTACGAGGTCTATACCGAGTGGAGAAACTGTTTTTTCGTGAACCGTTCCACAGTTCATGCACCATACTTCGCCCTTGTTGTAGTAACCGATTTTCTCAAAACAGGTATCTTTAGCCCATTGTTTCTGTTTTTCAGTAATGGCCGGCAGCTTTGCACTAAGTTCGGCCACCAACCGTTCTGTTTTGTTACGTGGTTTCATAATCTTAAAAGTCGAATAGTGATTGCTCTGCGTGTTTACTTCTTTCTCTCTCAGCCTTTCTGCGTTCTGCAAGTTTCTTTGCCTTTTCTTCATCAGCTTCACGCATACGGTAGATGCACTGTTGCTGGTATGCCTTGACAGCCTGCTCGTGGGCTTTTGCTTTGTCTTCTTCCGAAAGTTCCACTGCTGATGCTGAAGTGTTCACATGTGTTCCTTTGGGCAGCTTGTTTATCATTATGTCATCTTCGTCGTAGTAGTGGACTGCCAGCCCGAATACTTCAGCGTCAGTCATGTAAACAGCATTACCACGCTTATGTGCTTCTCCAATGACATAATCGAAGCATTCGTCTATATTTTTGTTAGCTTTCGCATAACTCTGTGCAAATTGTTCGTCATTTTTAGCCCGTTCGTCCAGATAAGCCTTAATGGCATCTTTGACATGATTTTGTTCTTTGCTCATATTTTGGTATTAGTGATTTTGACTAAGTTTGAGGAAACTTTCTCAAAATTTCCCCTAATTACCGCAATTTTCTTCATTGCTTATTGCTTTTATGGTTTAACTCGTTCGCCTTATCACGTGCGTATATCCATGTGTTAGTGTCGCTCATGACATTAAGAACTGCCTTCAGACCTGTTTCAACAGACTTATCCTCCGCAAAATTCACATCGTCCGTCAGTTTATCCTCAACAAGTATGCGTGCTATATTACGCAAACAATACTCAAGTGCAGAACAGGACATAGACGTGAGGCATGAAGATACAGTCTGTCTGCCTTTACCCTTCATGACAATTGTAAAGTTTGTAAACTTTGCGGAACGTCTCTTTACATATTCAACGGCCTCGCTGGCAAGCGACTGAGCAACAAGGATGGCTGCGCATACGTTTATATCTGGAACGTCGTATCGTCCTAAAGCATTTGCCAAGGCGATGCGTAACTTCTCTGTATAAGGCTGCACTTTTTCGTAGGCTGCATTGCCAAAGTCTGCCACCCACGCCTTGTCGCAATCGTGAGCCAATAACTCACCGATTGCAAGGGTTAGCTTCCGTATCTCGCCCATACTCGCTTTTGTACCAGTCATGCGATTAATATATTTTCTTATCTGTCTGTCATCGTATAACTCCGGCAAACGCTCTTGCATCATATCCATTGCGTCAGTGGCGTGTATTATTGCTATATAGGCCAACGCAGCAGAGCCGAATACAGAGCCTGTATATTCGTCTCGTGAACGCTCCACCGAAGGCAGTGCGCCACGCATAAGATATGCGTTTGGTTTGATTGTGTCATTCATTTGTTCCTGATTTGTATATATCCAAGTTTTTCAACTTTCTGTAATTCCTTATATTGAACTTCGTTAATTTCGACGGCATTTTCACCATTTACTGTCATTCCCTGGCAAATATTATAGCGCTTCCGGATACGATCAATAATATGGGTATCTTTGGTTTTCCAGTAGATAGTCGTCTTCATACTCTTTGCCCCCATTTTAAAGCTTCAAGTAGCATATAATACAGCTGTTTCTTTTCTTCTATCGTGCAGAAATCAAAGCTGTCTACATACTCTAAGGCATTAAACTTTATCATTTTCATATCTGTAATTCTTGTTTATTTTCTAAGGCTAGCACCACTGAAAAGAATGGTTTTTGTTATCGCTCTCAGTCTGTCAATGGTTCTTTCTCCGTATTTCTCTTTCAGTTCATCTATTGTGAGGTTTGTAGTGAGAATAAGAAGCTTTCCTTTCTTTTCGGCCTCGTCAGCCAGTTCAGCGAAGGCCAGTCTTTTCTCGCCGTATTTGATACTTAGATTTTCTGTTCCGATATCATCAACATAGATGATATGCTTCTTTTTTACTTCGTCAAGATTGGCGTTCATCTGCTGTGCATCGTAGCAGCTTACCACTTTACGGCAGTAATGATTAAGTAGCAATGGTATAATCTTACCACAAATAAGCGTTTTTCCCCTTCCACAGTTGCCGAAACACAGAAGTCCGCGGCCATTGTTGCCTGTCAACCAGTTTACGACTTCATTATATTCAGGGAGCCATTGGCCCTTATCTTGGGTGAAATATTTGATACCGGACCAAAGTATTCTTTTCGCTTCAGGAATGTGAATGTTCACGGTATTAGGTACAGGGGAGAAACCGGTATCTTTGAGCCTGTCTATTGTTTGTTGAAAATTAATATGTTCCATATTACCAGCCTTTAGTGTATTTTTCAGGTGAGTTGTCTTTGAGTACTATGCCGGCTTCAGGCTTTAATGGCATCCGTTCACGGTTCGCCCATGTCACAAGCCTTTTCGGTAGTTCCCAAGTCTTTTCAAGTTCATATCGCATCTTGGTTCCTGATTTGTTCAGCTCACTCCAGTAGTCGAAGAAAGCCCTGACCATTTCTTTTGGGTATTTACCTACATAAGGAACCAGGGACAAATAGAAAGAATCTTTACGTGAGAGAGTAGCGGCTTTAGCCGCGTCCTTCTTTACTACTACGCCAGTAGTAGTTTCTTTAATATTATTTTTCCCTTTTATTTGCTTTGTGTCACCCGTGTGTCGTTTTTCGGCCTTTTGAGGGGGTTGTGTCACTTGGTGTGTCAATAGCTGTGTCGTTAGCTGTGTCACTTGTGAACGTAACTCATTGATTTCTTGTAAGATAGTTGTGTCATTACTTGTGTCATTTGCTGTGTCACTAACTGTGTCAGAAGGCATCCCATTGTAATCATTATATTTCACCAAAGTTATCACATTCATACCTTGTTTCTGTGACAAGGTTATCATGTTTTCTCTTTTCAGATAAGCTAGGAAAGTTCTTACTTTTCTTTCTGTCCAACGCCAACGTTTTGATAAAAATCTTATAGATGCAGGATATTGTCCTCTTGTATAAGAGACTTCTCGACCTCCGATACTCTCCATACGGGGCGTTGCCTCAAATCGTGCTGACTGTATAAGGTCAAGCCACGCTTCGCAACTGCTAAAAGTCCGGGCTTCATTCCACAGATCATTCGAGAAGAACTTGCGGCTTAGTTTTATATATCCTTCCATAATATTAGAATCTTACGTTGGTCAACTGTCTATTGTTGGAGAATACGGCCCATTTACCATTGCCTCCGTTTACAAGGCGTAAATCCTTGACTTCACCGAAGCGTTTGATGTTGCCACAGAGATCAACAATCCATCCGGCTTCCTTGGTAGGGTGGGGGCGGATGGCGCGGCCCACTATCTGATACCAGAGAGCCAGAGACATCGTTGGACGGGCCATAACGATGGTGTCAAGTTCAGGATAGTCGAATCCTGTGGTAAGTACGCCGACATTGGCGACGACGGGTATCTCTCCGGCCTTAAATTCTTCAAGGATGCGCTCGCGTTCTTTCTTTGGCGTGTCTCCAGAAACGATAGCAGTGCCAGGTATAGACTGCGTAAGTCTTTGCGCCTCTTTTAAGAATCTAGTGAAAACGAGTATGCCTTTACGCTTGCCGCCAACTTTCGGATTCATAAGCCTACGGACGATGCTTACCAAAAATCCATAGAAGTCAATACGCTCATATTCTTTTACTACTGATTTGTCCGTATAGTCGGCACCTGTCGTATTTACTTTTAGGTTAAGCTCATTCCAGCCCAAAGGGTTCATGGCGTAATAATTAAGCTTTGAAAGGTAGCCCATATCCAATAGGGTGGAGATTTGCACCTGATAGATGACTTCCGAGAATACACATGGGCGTGTTCGTGTGATGAACTTCAGCATCGATCCGAAGTCACGGCTTGACGATAAACGGTATGGTGTTGCTGTCAGTCCAAGGACCTTACACTGCAGCATGGTAAGAAAATCTTTGTACATACCTTCTTTTGGATTGACAAGGTGGCACTCGTCTATGATAATGTTCCTGAAATGTTGGAACAGTTCAGGATGATTTTTAACGCTGCCAATGGTGGCGAACGTTATCCTTGAAATATCCTTACGTCCAAATGACGCAGAGTATACAGAGCAGTCAAGGATACCATAAGAACAAAGTTTCAGATAGTTCTGCTCGAGTATCTCCTTCGAAGGCTGGAATACAAGCGTGTGCCCTTCAAGGCGGCTGGCGATATCGGCTATCACCAGGCTTTTGCCAGCTCCAGTCGGTAATACCATGATGGCATTGTTTCTCTTAGTCTTGTTTGCAAAGAAACTGACCGCCGCATCACTGGCTTTTTGCTGGTAATCTCGTAAAACATAGCTCATAAGCCCTTTTCCTTTTTTAGTTTTTTATTTATTGCTTTATAGTATCTTATAAGCTGCTCATATTCAAAGTCACTCATTCTTGATGTACTGGCGGCTTTGACTTTAAGCATATTAAAAGCCTGTTGCCCGATTTTGGCAATCAAGTTCACTCTGTAACTTTCCAAATGGTCTGCTTTAAACCTGTTGCAGTGGCGGCATTCAGCATTACAATTCTTTTCGTCGTACCTTGTAGCAAGATGTGTCCTGCTGAAATAGTGTCCACAGTCAGCCTGTTCAAACGGCTTTATTTGTCCGCATGATATGCAGCGGAAATATCCGTTCGGCATACAATCACGAAGCCGGATGAAAAGGGAAAACTCTTTATCGAGCTTCGCCTTTAAATCCGGCTTCTTCTGTATTTTAATACCAGCCTTGTCGAATAATGGCAAAGGTTTTTCTTTCTTCTTTTTAGGCTTCTTGATATAGTACGGCATTATTTAAATCCCCATTCTTTTATATAATTAATATTATCAGGAAAACCCTGTATTGGTTCAGGACTGAGGAATATCTTTTCGCTTTTCAATGGTGTGCCTCCCCATACTGTTACAGAGCATTCTTCATATTCTTCTTTAGAAACCTCACTTACATTAAAATGGGGTTGAAAACCATATCCCATTACGCTTTCCCCTAAGTAAGTACCAAACTTCTTTAAAGCCCATTGAAATGCGATTTCTTTACTGAATATTCCATTTTTAGAAAATACAGCCACATATATTTTATGCTGGAAATTTCCTGTTTCTGTCAAATCAGGATGGCATCTGATACAGAAATACTTAATACGTGAAAGTATTCTTTCAACAAAAGTCTCATGTTTTTCGCAATCTTCTTTCGTCAAGAACTCTTTTCCATCATTAGCGATGTAAACAGTCTTAGTTATTTTTTTCGTTTCCATATTCTTTATTTTGAGATTATTTGTGGACGCAGCGGGAATCGAACCCGCCCAACCATCATGGTTTTACTTGCCTCATATATTAGCTAATTCAATGAAGCAAGTTCATGGAGATATTGCGCAATTACTCCACTCTAAAGCACGTCCTGTGCTTGCGCCCGTATGCCCGTCTTTCCGGGCTGTCAATTATACTATTTTGTTATTTTCAGAAACTCAGGGGCGATTCCATATAGTGGTGTACGACCATCCCATTTATCAATGAATTGTTTATAAAGTATTTCTTTTGTCAATCCTCGTGATTGAATAATTGCTTGTTCAGTTCGAAGTTGCTCCAGTTCATTACGTTTTTTCTGTTCTTCAATTTGCTGGTCTAAAACTGAAATATTAGTATTCACTTCATTTCTGCTGTCTATTTTCTCTCGCACTTTGTCTGAAAATTCCAACTGTGCAGAAAACGATTTCAATTCAAGTCCACGTTCGTTAAATTCATTACGGACAATATCTTCTAACTTCTTTTCAAAAGTTAATGACCCACCATCAGCCATAAGACTATCGGTTTTGTGCTTACGGCTTTCTTCTTTTATGAGATCGTATATACGCGGCTCCAAGATATTATCCTCTAATGACTGCATAAAGCCGTCTTTTCCGGTTGCCGTATCAATTTGGTCAATATGCTTATTATCAAATACGATGTCTATTGCCCTATTTTTAATGACTTTATAACTATATGTAGGACAAGCTTTGAATTCTGTGTTGTCGGCAGCTTTCAATACTACGGGCTTAACAAATTCACCTCGTTGGTCAAAGAGTGGCACTTGAAATAATTCCGTTCCTGGTTCCATTATGTTAACCTTACCAGATACAATGCTAAAGTCTTCTTTACCGTTCTTTCCATAGTTTTCCATAAGAACTCCTGCATAATTTGGTGCAACACGTTCACAGGATACGAATAAAGCAACAACTACTAAACTAAGTATCAGCTTAATCAAACTTTTCATTTCCTAAAATTTTAATGAGTTTATAAATGAAATAAATTACTGTGGATGTAATTGTAAGTACACCCAGCCAGGCATGTATATGATTGAAAATTCTGTTGCCGATAAAAATACCGGCAATCAGAAATATCAATAGAAAAATATATTTTTTCATGATTTATTATATAAATCACTTATACTTCGATGATTACGATATCAGAGGCAACACCTTTGATCGCTTCAATCTGTTCGTCAATCACCTTGTTCTTGTATTCTTCAATAGTCTCATTTGCACCTGCAGAGACCAAGGACAGAGAAACTTCTCGACCATCAACATCTGCATAAATCTCAACTTCTATTTCTTCACAGGCAAAGCCCTTGAAAAGAGGAATATTGAGCTTGAACGATTTAGGAAGATTGGAATCTACGACCTGTGAATAATTGTCTGTCTTGCTTCCATTTTCTTCCTTGCTGCGCTCTATATCCTGATTAACCTTTGCCTTGAAGTTCTTCAAAGTGGACACAAGCATCATGTTCTCAGACTTATCCTTGAAGAAGGCACGATGCATCTTAAAAAACTGAGACAGCTTGATCGGTTCCCATTTCTTCTCGGTGTTGATGCCGAACTCCTGCATTTCTTTTGATGTTATCAGAAAGCCACAGACTTCAGTTTGATAGTAGTTGGTCTCATCAATGGTCAAAGCCAATCCCATTTTATCACGATTGACAATGATATTTGATGCTTTCTGATTAATTAGTCCAATGCGCTTTTCCAGCCATTTGAATGGTGCTTCAATGGTTCCGGCAATTGAAACTTTTTTAGGCTCTTTAGGATCAAGCGGTTTTGCAGCTTGTCCTTCTCTTAATACTACTTCGATAGGCGTACCATTATAGTCTTTCGGTACAATCAAATTGATTTTGTTCTCACTCATAATTAATTGTCTGTTCCTGTTTTACGGTTAATACTAAATACTGTTTTCTGCATTTCTTGTGGCATGATAGGGCGGCTATAAACCAATTCGCCCAGTCTGTTATAGAAGCCTGCCATTTTTTCGTCATGATAGAGAATCTTGGCGCATTCTTCATTGTCAACGAACTCAGTACCCCTTTTTATGTGGTCTAAAAGTTCTTGTTTTTCTTCGTTTAATGGTTTTAGGCGTTCTTTGAACTCTTGCATGGCTTCCTTTTTTTCTACTTCAATATCATTGATGGAAATAGAGACTTCAGCAAGCACTTCTTTCTTTTGTGCAAGTTCATCTGGCGTGAATCGATGTGTATATCCGATTTTCTCTATCGCGTCTGCATTATCTTGAAGAAACTGCCATCGTTCCTTCTCTGGAATGTCTTGTCCTAAAAATTTGTCCATAATCAAATAAACTCTTTATTGCGTTCAATTTCTTGTTGTGCAAAAATTAGCATCTGTTGTTCGTTGGCAGCAGGCAAGTATATTCCTGCGACGGATGAACTCCAGTTACGGAAGCGGTCAATGCTTAAAGTCATTTCGCTTGTGGTAAGCTCTGCTGAACTTCTCAGATAAGTTACCTCTTTGCCTTTTTTATTGACCGTCTTTCTCTCAAACAAATCACGGTTGCAAGTCCTTTTATAGAAGTCAATTTTGGCTTCGTCAAGGCTGCAACCGTACTCACTACCGAAATACCCTAAAAGAAGGTGCAGATAGCTGTTTTGTGCTAAAGTCCGGTTAGGATGTTTCTTTCTTAGTTCAACTACGGCACGCTCTTTGAACAGCTTATTTACATACGCCTTGAATTTGGGTACATCATATTCATTTTTTAAATTAAAAATACTCATGTCTAGAATGGTAAGTCATCTTTGGGGTTGCCGTTTGCATCCACTTCTGGAGGAAACTGTGGTGACATCGATGTTTGTTGGCTTATTGGTTGCTGCTGTGTCTGTGAAGCTGGCTGGATTGCCGGTTGGTGTGCCTGCCGCCTTGCTTCAAGTTTGTAGCATCTAATTGAAGTCATACGTCTAAGCTCGCCATCTTGGTTAGTCCAGGATCTACCTTGTAAAGCAAAAGAAACTGTTATAATATCGCCAATCTTGAACTGGTCCAATTCGGCGCATTTGTCACCTGAAACCTCTAGTGGCAGGATGTTTTCATACTCGCTGCGCTCGCCTGTATATGGATCATAGGTCGTTGCATCCAGCAGGAACTCACGCTTAAGAAATGGGCTGCCGCCGTTTTTGGAAGGTATCTGGATAATCTGGCTTATTCCAATTATACGCCCTGTAATCTGGTTACTCATCTTCAGCAAAAATTTTCTTGTCTGTTATCAAATCTCTGTTATCGTTCAAGAACCTGATAAACTCCTCGCAATGATCAGTAATAATAGGTATGTCACGTTCTGGTACAAATGTGTAGCTTTCTGTATAAGTGGATTTGAAGTCTGTGATGTTATACTCAAACGACCTGACATCATTACCATTCTGCATAAGACAGTACGGATAAATCATGTGCTGCCAGTGATCCTTGAACTTACCGACATAGTAACTGCCTGTCGTCTTTATATCGTGGACTGACATCGGTAAAAGTTCGTCTATGTAACCATATAGAAGTACATCACCAAAACACGTTGGCAAAATTGCCTCTACTCGTTGCTGAGTTAATGCGCCTTTATAATAGTCTGCGAACTCACGGCATAGAGAAATGGGAAAATCAAATTGACGGTTGTTATAGGTGGCTCTTAGTCCGATTATGGCCTGTCTGCCATCCTGCATGTCTGATAGTAGTCTTTCTACCTGAACCTTTTCTGATTTCCGATTTTCAATCATGCAGTCGACCACCTCATTGAAAGCCGTCCCCTTATCAGCTGCTTCGCTGTCGAACGGGACACGGTTTATCGTATCTATCAGGCGTTGGAACTGTAGATCTTTAAATTCGTCTGGGGTATGTGGGGGATTCTCACTGAATCCCCAATATTTGCCCCATATCACATCGCTTTTCAGATATCCGGTAAAGGTATCGAGAAGCGTTGCATAGAATTTGAATTTAGGCTGCTTTGTCTGCATAAGTCTTAGTTTCTTTATCGAATATAAGCCCAAGGGCATTTACCTTTGCTGAGAAAAGACGTCTAGCCATACTTAGAGAACTTCCTACATGTTCGAAGTTGTTTATCCTCGAAGCAAAGTCGTTGGCAGACTGTGCGTCCGTTATCATTTCTATATTATCTTTTATCTCTTCAATGACTTTGTCGTAGCGTGCACGCTCTTCTTTTTTAACCTGCAGCATGTTGAGATAAGGCATGATGACTTTTGTACTTATAAAATCATTCTTTGCAGTCGGGTTGCCGTTTTTGTCTAGAATGCTTGGCACAAACATTACGCCCGGCAGGTTACAGGTGTTCTTGCCGTCGTTGCGTGATGTCGGATCGAACGTGACAGTACGTTTTTGTACACCGTTCTCGTTGCGCATCTCAAGATATCCGAGCAAGTCAAGTTCTGTAACGATTGAGTTGTATGATTTTTCACGCAAGGCAGGGATAAATACAGTGTCGTCTCCATCTTTTCTCGTGTCTCTGTGAGCTACAAATACCACGTTTTTGTTGAGCGATGAAAGTGTGCGTGTCATCCAAGAAAATTCGGCGTTGATGCCACCCCAGTCCTTGATTTGTGGCTGGCGTATACCGCATTTATAGGTGATTATAAAATCCATCATCTTGCCGATTGTATCTACCACGATAGTCTGGTATGTAGATAAGTCTTCTTCTAATACTTGCCGGACATCCTGCCATGAACTGACCTGAACGATGTCAATACCATCCAAGTGAGCCATATTGACACGCTTCACACCATTGTCAAAGTCGAGTAGCAATGGTTTTGGTGCGCTTAACGCTACTGTCGTTTTTCCCATACCAGCTTGACCGTATATCATCATTTTTACTGTTGATGGGATTACTAATTCGTTTGATTTCTTAATAAGTGACATAATCCAAAAAATTAAATTGTTAATAGTATTTCTTTTGTTTCTTGTTCAATTCTGGTCTGGTCTATATATGGCATCTTGCCATTGTCATCAAGAGTGCATAATTCGACATCAATTATACGGCAATCAGAATTAGTCGGGATAAATCCGCCTGTGCCATTATAATAGTCGTCCTCTGTGTACCCGTCGACAGTCACATCAACTGTCAATATCAGCGTCTCGTCTTTCTTTTCGACTGACACTGCTGATATTCCGGCATTAGCGCAATCGGCACATTTGCGTGCCAAATCTGCGTAGTCGCGTTCGTAAAGTTTCATAATAAAATCTTATACCATATTTTATACAAGCTCTTGCCGTATTCGGCTGAGAACCATAGAAAAGCTACTGCTAAGGCAGTGGCATCGCCTGTATGGCAGGCATAAATAAATGCTATAATGTTTACAGCTAAAACCATCTTTTTCATATATTGATTATTTTTGATTATTCTACAATATCCTGCCGCGTCATCACGACGTAGCAGGCTAAGAAAAATATTCAGTTCTCAAGTAATTCTTAATAACTGACTGTTATGTATTTCATCTTGTCGTGGCCGAGAGAGGACTCGAACCTCTAACCTCGCGGACCATTCCGCGGCTCTATACTTTGAGCTACCCGGCCTTTGCATGAACTTCACAGTGGATGCAGTCAAGAAAAATGATAAAAACTAGAAACTTATAAAATTGGTACCATGTGCCCGGTTCTACCGCAGTCTCAATGGACAGCACAAGGTTATTGTAAAAGATAAAGCATCAGCCGAAATGGTCGCCCAAACCATGCCCTTTATAACCTTTTCCTTTAGGATGGACATATTGCGTAGCATTTAGCTAAATCTTAGATCTTCAGAAATTCACGGCATTATTGCCGTAAACACATAACTGGTAAACTCATTAGTTACATGACACTTATTTTTTCATGCATGTCCAGTCATGATTTTAATTTTTGCGCTTTGTTACCGATTATATTTTTAGCCCTACTTGCGTCCTCGCATACGGCTATAGATTGTTAGGCTTGCCGTCTGCTTCGCTTTCGTATTTTTCAACATGTCAAAGAACGCCTGTCACGTGTGATGCCGCCGCTCTCGCTGCGTGATGCGAGCCTTCAGCTCTCCCGACACCTCAATGCTAGCAGTTGTCCATCCACTCACGAAGCGCGCTTTCTTTGAACACATGTCGCTTGCCCTGCTTAACATGAGGTATTTCTGTTACCTTCTTATACAGCGTGTTCAGCGGCATGCCGAGCAGCTTGGCGGCTTCTTTGGCGTTCAGATACCGCTCAGGTGTAATCATTTGCGGCTTGAATCCGTTCTTTTCAAATAATTTGAACAGTTCTTCTGCTATCATGCGCGCTTCAGTTCTCGTCATATCACATACAAATTGAAATTAAATTGGCTTTCTTAAAGCATCTGTATTCTTGTCTTTCAGTGTCGAAGTAAACCTGAACGGTGTCGTTTCTCTTTCTGTTGTCACCGCTTGTGGCTGGTATCAGGTTTTCTTTCAGTGTGCCGTATGCCTCACGTATAGAACCGTCAACTTTCTGAAAGTAGAACTTCACGATTCTCTGTTTCATTGCTGCCTTCAGCTTCATGTTGGCCCAGGCCACCTTTAATGCTTCACTCATTGTAAAGCCATTTCGCTTTACGAACTGCCATGCAAGGCTCATAATATCGTGTAATACATTTCTTTTCATAATCGTGCTTTTTGATGTTAAAACTCTTTTACATAACCTTTCTCATAAGCCGTTTTGCGTATATGTTCAGCCAGCTCTGTGTCTGTTACATAGTTTAGAGCAAACTTCACTGTGTTAGGTGCGACTTGGCAATCAGCGGCCAGTTTCTTTGCGCACCCATACTTCAATTCAATTTTTTTTCTCTGTGGCATCGTCGTTCTATTTTATTTGTGTATATTTGCAGTCAAACGTTATAGAAACGTTGCTGATTTATTAATTCTGCTGCAAATATAAAGATAATATCTTGATTTAGCAAGATAAAACAAGATTATATCTTTCAGTATTTTGATTTTTAACATAAATACCTATGGATACTTGCGAAAAATTAACTAAAATATTGGATTACACTGGTTTGAACCCTGCTCAGTTTGCTTCTAAAATAGGTGTAAAGACTACGCAGGCAGTATATGATATCTTGAAATGTAGGACGAAAACTTTTTCTTCGGCTATGGTAGATAAGATAATATCTTGTTATCCTGAAATTAATAAAGCTTGGCTTACTGCCGATTTGGGCGATATGCTTAATGTAGTAAAGAAAGAAGATGTTGTAGGGACAGGTGCAACCCCTGTCTACGATATTGATGCTACTTGTGGAACGCAGTATCGGGATATAATCTTTACAGAGGATACTATCATAGGTCATGTAAGTCTTCCAGGAATAAGCAAAGACTCTTGTATAGTTAGAGCAAATGGAGATAGTATGGAGCCAAAAATTTTCGATGGCAATATGGTCGTCATAAGAGAAATAAAATGTTGGCAGGATATATTTTATGGACAAATGTATCTTATTCTCCTTGACGAATACCGAATGATAAAGTATATTCGCCGATATGAACCAGATGAAGATAATTATATCATCCTTCGGAGCGAGAACACTAAATACGACGATATTAAGCTTCGCAAGGATAAAATAAGAAAACTTTTTATCGTAGAGAATATATTGGCCATTAGAACGCAATTGTAAGTATAAATAAACAGTGGATTATGTTAAATTTTATTTCTTTCATTATAGTTGTAGTATCTGTCCTGCAGATTGTGTTATTCTTCAAAATCTGGAAAATGACAAATGATGTCAGGAAAATTAAGAAAAAAATTGATGCTGATCTTGAAATCGACAGAACTGACAAAATACGTATTGCATTATTGAAGGGTGATAAACAAAAAGCTATTGAATTGCTTACGGATAAACTGGCTACAGAGTTGGTTAGGAAAAGCAATGAGGAATATATGACGCCTGATGAGATAAGTGCTTTAAAGGAAAAGTATGCTAAAGAATTCCTTAAATTAGGCGTTAATGAATTGCCGATAAAAGATGTAAAAGAGCAAAGTGACATTTATAGTCTTATGAAGAGATTGTAGTCATGAAATTCAACTATTATCAGCATATATTCTACCAGTGTTCTACCATAAATTTATTGTTGTCTGTATTATATTGATAGACAGTGAAATACAAGATAGATACAAGTTCCAACGGAATCACAGAAAAGGAGCATCATGTGATGCTCCTTTTTCTTTTTATCATAGATGTTCTTATTTGCGTTTATATTGATTGATGATACAACTTACAGACTGCATCATTTCTTTCTTATAAGTCTTGGCATTATTTTTTGCCATGAAAATGTATACATTAGATGTTTTGTTGAACTTTCCATATACCCTCGATATAAATATGTTTTGTCACCTCAAGTTTTATGTAAGCACTTAGGTCGTTTCATGCATGTTCAACAATGACTTCAACAGTTCTCATATCAAACACCTAAAACAATATTAACATCAACATTCAGTTTCCGGCTAATTTCACGGGCTATCTTCAATGTGGGCTTGCATTTACCGGAAATATAATCATTCAAAAGGGGAGGGGTAACACCTATCAATTTAGCCAATGTTTTTGGGGTAAGCCCCATTTCATGCATATGGAATTTGAGAACATCAGCAAGTGAGGGTGCTCTCAATGCAAAATGTTTTTCCGAATACTCTGCAACAAGATTAGAAAGTAGTTCCAATTCTATACTGTTCGGGTCATCGAGAGGTGTTTTGTCTGTTATCAGTGGAAGTAACTCTTCAACTCTTTGTACAGCCCTGTCATATTGATCTTTTGTTTCTATCTTTGTCATATCTTTAAATTTTAGAGCAATCAACTATTTTATCATATTCTGCATGAGTGCCAATAAAGTGATTATAAATAGATTTTTAGTAAATATTATTGCTACAATCGGTCTTAAATTATTACCTTTAATATTGAAAACATAATGTTGTTTGTATACATAATCAATACTATTGCTGATCTTTTTTACATATGCAAAGCAAGTCTATTCGCTTCCCTTGTGACTGTTGTAGTACATTCTTTTAAAGCAACCTTTTTTATTAGGATACGTTTCTGTGTATTATTTTATAGCATATTATTTAAATATTTTCACTTAACTCACAATATTACCATATTGCAAAGGTAATAACAAAATTCTATTTTTTCAATATTTTATTCTAAATAATCGGATATGAATGACAATACCAAGAAAGATATTTTTTGTAAAATAAATGTTTTTGATTTTTATAAGTTAGTTATATTATTTCACGTGATATACCTATAATATGATTGTCTGTTTCCGTCTTTGTAGCTATTATTTTTTGAGATAGAATTTAAATTAAGTTATTACGTAAAGATTAATAGGCCTATGAGGCATATAAAATAAAAGCGGACCTGATTTATGTCAGGTCCGCTTCAGATTGAATTTAATTGTCAATCAGATTTCACGTTATAATTAGTCGTCCCTTAAAAAGCCCATTTTTGGGAGATGTTGTTCTGACACAGTATCTCGCAAATTTTTTGAAACATGCAACAAAGAGCTTTCATGGCTCT